GGCCCGCTTGGTATCCGAGCGGAACCCGTCGTTCTGCACGAGGTCCATACGCTCTACGCCCTCAAGCGCCGCGCGGATGCGCCCCAGAGCCAGCTGCAATGATGGGTCGTTCGTGAAGTTAGCCGCTTCCATCATGTCGGTCAGGTGCAGCACGTGCTCCATGGTACTATCGTAAATCTTGCCCTTCTTGCCGTCAGCGTCGATGCCTAGCTGCTTGACAAACCGTGCCAACTCGTTGTGCTGACGTTCCAGCAGATCGCGCATGGCGGCCTCTACCTGTTTGCCGTAGAAGTCGGCGTACTGTGCCTTCAGCGTGTCTTGGGCTTCGCGCTCCATATCCACGCGCCAATCACCGGCGTCTGGCAGAGGGATATACGACATGCGGAACCCGAACTTGTCCCGCAGGCTGGCGGCTGTCGGGTACTCGTCGCGGTGGAACAGCGTACCGAGCTTGGTCTGCGCCTGCATAACCTCCCAGTCGTATGCGTCGAGGAACTTCTGGATGATGCGGTCGAACTCCCCTTGCAGGGCCGTCATCTGCTGGTGGTACTTGAAGTACACCGACGTCGGCAGCAGGCGCATACCGCTGTCGCTCCATGGCATTGTCATGGAGTAGTGCATGGATCGCACGTTGGATGCGAACTTTTGTGCGGCTACCAGTTCCTCACAATCGCCCAGCAGCTTCTTGTTTACGGATGCGACGCCTGTGTGCGCCGCGTTCTGTGCGGTGACGTCGGCCGACGCGGCCTTGTCCTTCTTACGCCCAGTCCACACGCTGATGCCCAGCTCTACGAGCATGGATGAAGATGAGATGGATGGTGTTGAGGTTGTCGGGGTGTTGAGTTGATATGTCATTGGTTGGTTTCCTTGGTTGCTGGTTATGCGTTTTGCATAACGCGTTACAGGTTGTGTGTAGTCACGTGCACGGTGGTGCCGAACGGAGGCTGGCAGCGTTTGTTGTCGACGATCACCCACAGCACGGGGCAGTCCCAGTGGCCCCACGTGCCGCCAAGGTATCCGTCTGTGAACACCACGGCGCACTGCGCCTTGATGTTGTTCTCGGTCATGTGCGCGGGGACGCACTCAAGCATGGTGCCGCCACCCCCCTTGGGTTTGGTTGTCTGGATCAAGTTGTCTAGCTCGTGCGTCTCGTACCGCTCGTCGCCGCAGATTGCGGTGTCCCAATACAGCAGGCGCACAGCCTCTGGCTTGACGGTCTCGACGATGCCCTTGATCTCGGACATCATGCGCGGCAGTACGCCGGGTGCAAACGTAGAGCCCGACATATCAGGGGCGATAACGATCTCCCCAATCTGCTCACTGATACCTGACGGCATGTAGTACCCCGCGCCGATATACCGGCGGCTGGGGCGCTGCCACGTAGAGTAGTCACGACCGGCGCATGTGGTCGTGACGAAGTCGCGCAGTACATCCCGCCAATCTTGTTGCGGTTGCATCAGCTCGTCGAACATACGGTCGCCGCCTGACCCCGTCTTACCTGCAGCCATGGCCCCTTGGCGTATCGCCCCGTCGATCTCGCGTGCGAGTGCTTGCGCCTCGTCGTCGCTCATCTCCTTGGCGCCGTCCCAGTCGTGGTCGTCGAAGCCTTGGCCCTCGCCGCCTTGGCCTTGGCCTTGGCCTTGCCCTTGGCCTTGGCCTTGGCCTTGCCCTTGGTCTTGCTTCTTACGGTCAGCAAATACCATGGCGCTGTCCCACCCGCGGTACTTCTCGTCGAGGCACCCCATCGTCAGGGGGCCTGTCATGCGGGCGAACCCGTCCTTGTTATCGTCAACAAGTTTTATGTTGATCACATAATCGCAGGCTTGGTTGGCAGCCTGTGGGTGCTGGTCGTACATCCATCGCCACGTGGTCAGGTGGCGATACAGCTTATGGTACACCTCGTGCAGCACAAGGAACCGCAACTCGCTGTCGTTGAGGCTCTCGACAAAGGCGCGGCCGTAGCGTTCGTCGCGTCCGTCTGTGCATGCCGTAGGTACGGTGTCGTCGATAGTGCGACGCCCGATCATCAGTACGCCAGCCAACGCTACGTACTTGCGGTTGGCCATGATGGCGATAACCGCTTTCTGTAGCCGCTGCTCGGCAGTAAGTTTTGTCATAAACACTGTCATTCTCCTTGTATGGTGTTCCAGCCCATCTGGCCTTCGATGGCATACCGCGTGACCGTGGGGCTGCTACTGTCATGCTCTGTACCGTCGTCCTGTTCGTCTTCGACCATCTCAATAGCCTCGGCGAGCGTGTCGGCCACGACATTGTGGCGGTATGTGGTGGTTATGGTTGACTCGAGTATGTAGGTTATAGGCATGTCATTCTCCTTGGTTGTTATGTGTTCCGCATAATCGCGTCGCACACTTTGAAGTATGAGGACAGCTCACTCGGCCTCACGCCGAGGTGCTCGGCCAGTGCCCCACGGGATGGCCACTCAACGCCGTCCATGATGATGGGTTTCTTGTGTACGCCCTCGCAGCCTTTCTTGAGTGGCCCCAGACCCACGGTGTCGAGCGTGCCCCGCTGCTTGGCGGAGCACGCTGCCGATCGGGATATCCCGAGGGCGTCTGCCGCTGCTTTCTGACTGGGGTATGTAACACCCCGCACTGTTATGCTTTTGGTCATGTCACACGTCAGCCGCGAACAAATAACTCCTTTTTCTTGCCCAAGCCGTAAAGCCCTTGTTGGTCATGACCAGCCCCTGCTTTGCGTACTTCGGGGCGCGTACGCCGTTGGCGAACATGCCTTGTGCTTCGGTGTCAAGCCGGTCCATGTATACCATCCACGCGTCGATCCAGTCGGCGTCGATAGTGGCCAGTGTCCGGTATACGACCATGCAGACTGCGGCGGCCGACGTGGGTACCTTGGCTGTCTCGGGGGACCGCTTGATGCTCTCCATTGTGGGCAGGTCCTCGGCCAGATGCACAAACGCCATGAGGTCCATAGCCGCGCGGTCCCCTACGGTACCGATCAGGGCGGCGGTCATGGTCACGTCGTCCATGTGGGCCCGCAGCTTGAGCCAGTCAGACGCAGACTCTAACGATCGTGGGGTGACAAACGCCGCACGCTGCGAGCGTGGGTGGTAGATGTATGGGTTGTCGTCGGGGTTCTGCACATCTTCGAACGACTGGAATACCTGCGGGTTGTCTTTGACCCAGCCCAAGATAGTGTGGTCGATGCCGTTGTTCAGGCCCCACCCGATCCACGACAGGTAGTCAGGCTTCTTGAGTGTCACGCACGTGATGCGGTTGCGGGCGTGGGGTTTCAGCATATCGCCAACGCCCTCGGCCCCGAGGTTGGTTGTGGCAAACACGATGCTGTCCTTGTGGAGTTCGTAGGACCCGACCTTACGCTCTAGCATGAGGCGCAGCAGGCCGTTCTGCACCATCGGGTTGGCCTTGCCCAGTTCGTCGATCATGATGATGACGGGGCCGTCGAAGTGCAGGCCCAACTCCTCGTTGGTAGCGAAGCGCACGAAGTCCTGCCCGCCCGACTCGTCGTTGTCCGCCGTCGTAAGTGATACCTCGTGGGTCATAGGGTTTATCTTACCGCGCATCGTCGATCCACCACCCTTCATCTTGGGGATCATGATGTCGCCGAGGTCTTTGGTGGTGCAGTCGAAGTAGCACACTTTGTGCTTGGGGAACCGCTGGGCCAGCCCCGTCAGCATGGAGCTCTTACCTGTCCCCATGTGCCCACTTACGAGTACAGTCCGCAGGTGACCGCCCGCGGCGATCATGGCCGTCGCTTGGTCGAGGTCTACTTGATACATTGCATGTGCTTGGTTTGTCATTGTCGTCTCCTTTGTTGTTATGTGTTCCGCATAATGCGGGGGTTATGGTACATGCACGCCAGCGCCGTCGATCGTGGCGTCGCACATACCGTGCGTGGGGATTATCTCGCACACCCCGCTAACGATCAGGTCGGGCAAAACCATCGTGACCATAGACGCCTTTGGGTCGATGCCGCAGATCGCGACTTCGGACAGACTAATACCAGTTCCGCCCGTCGACCATTCCCAGAGCCGCCGGCTGTTTGCTAGCCGGACAGCGGTGCCTTCTACGGCGATGAGTGTGCCGTGATGCACGCCGCTGTCTGATGCCCGAATGATTACGCGCTGGTTGATGAGGTGGGATGCAAGGGTGTTCATGGTGTTTCCTTTATGGGTTATGTGTTCCGCATAATGCGGGGTTATCCGTCACCGTTGCCGGTGCCGTTGCCGGTGCCGTAGCCGTAGCCGTTGCCGTTGCCGTAGCCGGTGCCGTAGCCGGTGCCGTATCCGCTGCCGTTGCCGGTGCCGGTGC